TGAGGAATAATTTGATGTAAGCAAATTAAAGTTTCATCTAGAGGAGTGCCAGATAATCCCATACCTACAGGAACTTGGAAGTTGTCATTATGATCATAACTATGATAATAACCAAACTTTGTAGAGATACGGAAAATATTTTTCATTTGATTCTCAAGAGTTCTAATATTCACTTTTGATGAGAACATATGCATCAAACTAAAGTTTCCATCAATAGCAACGACGCCTGCTTTTTTTGTGTAACGTTCTGTATATGATTCTGAATATGGATCATTATTTGGAAAACAATTTGTGAAAGCATAGACATCAAATGGAATCTGAACCTTACGACAAAACCAGATTAGATTATATAACTGTTTGATTGTATCTTTCATGATAGGACTCATAGATCCAGACCAATCAAGAATGAATATTAATCCATGATTCTTACCATCAGGAAGAACTGTAACTTTCTTAAAAATATCTTCATTATATTTGTAAGTGTGAAGACTTGACATATCAAGCATACCTGTTCTTGCAGTTGCAGCACGAGCATATGCACCAGCTGACTTCTTCATTTCAAACTCTTTAACAAGATAATTAACTTCTTTTTTTGCAGATTGTTTGAACTCATTAAACTCACGATCAGCATAGGAGAAATCTTCAATTGAATTATCACTCCACTGAGCATTAATCGAAGCGTGAATCCACTCATTAGAAATAATCACTCTTTTAAGATCAAGATCATTTGGTCTCTCAACATAAGTACTTTCACGACCCTTTTCATTAACTAACTGTTTAAGAGACTCTTCAAGATTATCAACAGTTTCTACTTTTGGTTCAGTATCTTGAGCACCTTCGATACCACCACTTTTTGAATATACTTGATCTTCATAATCAAGACCATCATCTTCACTTTCATCTTCACTTTCATCTTCTCCTTCATTACCTTTAGTTTTAGTTTGATATTGTTGTTCATTATCTCCTTCTCCATCCTCTAGTTCAACCTTAGCTTTCATCTCTTCCTCTTCCTCTTTCTTTTTATTTTCAAATTCTTCTTTAGTGTATTCCCAGATAATAAGTGAATATTCTAAAACGTCATCAAAAGACTCTGCTGATTTAACCATACCGATAAGAGTCATTTCATAATCCGTAAAATCAATATCAATAAAATTACCAATCTTGAAATATAAATTTAAACGATCAGCAAAACACATTTCATTTACATCAGTCTCAGATAACTTGAAGAAATCCATTCCATGTAATTCATTATATCCTTTGAAAAATGTTTTTGGAAGACCAGCATATCTACGTTTCATCAATTTTTCAATACGAGCATCTTCAACTATATTCACATATGATGGTGGTATTTCATACTTCTCAAACCAATCTTCACATGGAGTGTAAAGTGCATGACCAACCTCATGTGCAACTAACATATCATAAACTTCACTCGTAGCATTCTCCCATAATGGAAGAGTTAAAACTCTTGTTTCAACATTGAAACTTGCAGTCTGAACCTGTTTGTGTTCGACAATCAGATCTTCTGTAGCTAGTAACTTAGCAAGTGTTCCTTTAACTTCTTGATTAACTGTCATGTGTTCCCTGTATATGTACCTATTATAATTCCTCAGCACAAAATGGAAACGATCATTGTGACACTAATTTAATCGTCTATACCTGTCGCATAATCTAATGCTCTCTTTGCAGTTCGCATCAAACGAACTCTACGCATATCATGGGTGTTAGGTAGTGTTAGAGAAAATCCTAAAAGTTCTCCCTCTGGATCATCTGGATATCCTACTGGTTGAATAAAAAATATCCCTGCGTGTGCAACACACTTCCAACCAATATCTACGAAACCTAAATCTCTCAACGCACATTCTAACTTAAGTGAGTGACATGCCTCCTCTAGTATCATGTGGATAACCGAACTTTAATTTTATTTATTGATATCAAAATTAACTGACATAGTTATTCTTGTTGCATCATTTTTGATAGGACTTACACCATGTAACATGTGACTTGGAAAAAACATAATATCTCCAGCCTTTGATTCTATACCATAGGTATTTTTATACCCTATCAAGTCTTTAATAGAATGAGTTAGACTGGTAGAGTTTCTATCATAAAAATAAAATTCATCACCATCATTCATAAAAAATACACAGGAAAGATCACTTCCACAATGGTCATGAACTTCTTGATGTTGTCCAAATTTATAAAGATTTATCCAAGGATTATATATTGTAAAATTAAATTTTGCACCAATTATATCAGCGAATACATCTAAACTCGGTTTATATAAATCAATAAAATCTTCGTGTTTTAAAAGTATTCTATTAACATCGCATCTTTTTCCCCACTCAAATTTATAATCATCAAAATTATCTAATTGAACATGTAGATCTACAGCATCCATTATCTCATCAGAATTAGGCGCTTTAAATTTAGTATATACATTAGATGCAAATATAAGATCTAAAGTCATGACATCCTACTGAATCCTTTTACTTTTTCAAACTGTATCAGATCTTCAAATCTGTCATGTAGAGATTGTTTATGGGATATTACAAATACGTTTGCATCCTTGATTACATATTTTACTATCTTTAAAAATTCTTCTGTTCCAAATCCATCAAGAGAACTATCAAATACTTCATCCATAATCAATAGATTTGTATTGACTGAGTTTTTAAATCTAGCAACCTCCCTCCAAGTGAAGAGAAGTGCCAGATCAATTCTCATTTTTTCACCTTCACTGAAAGATGAATATGAGAAGTCCTCATGAATTGGAGATTGGATTGACTCATTGAACTCTTCATCAAGTTTGAAATTAATATAGAAGTCCATCATCCGAAGATACTTATTGACCTGTTGATTAATAAGTGGTAGATACTTTTTGATGATTTTGGACTTTACTCCACCATCCTTGAGAAGTGAATAAGCAAAGTCATGATGTAATATGTCTTGTTTCTTTTCTCCTAAAGCTTCATAAGTTTCTTTTAGTTTTTGGTCGAATTCAGTTAGTTTCTCATGCTCAGAATTTCTGTTTTCAAGTTGATTGGTAATAGTTTGAATTTCTGATTCAAGTTCTCTGATTTGATTTTGGAAGCCAGAGATCTTAACGTTATTTTGAGAAATTTCATTCGTGAGTTTAGTTGTTTCCTTAGAGAGTTGTACAAATTGACGTTCCCTTTCTTCTTCGTTTTCTATTGCTTTTTCTAGTTCTTCAAAACCAGACTTGAGTTCTTTGGCTTTTTCTTGGGCTTCGTCCAGTTTATTTAGCCTAAACTTTTCATCAATATCCTGTGTGCAAGTAGGACAAACCGTATTCTTACTAAAGAACTTATGTTCCTTCTGAACAGTTGCTGCCTTGTTTGATATCTTACCTTTTAGATTTCCTAACTCCTTGAGTTTCTTACCAGCACCTAAAAATGTTTCTTGTTCTTTTAGTAAATCTTCAACAGTTAATGATGTTTTTAGATTTGCACTTGTACATCCCTCAGATTCAAGAGATAGTAAATCTATCTTTTTCTTTTTAGATTCAATTCTATCTTTACCTCTCTTCTCAATCTCATCCATAAAGTTTTGTTGCATCTCTAACTTTTCTTTTAAAGATGTTTTTTTCAATTCTAGTGTTCTAACTTTATCTTTCTTCTCTCTTATCTTATCTTTAATTATAGTATTCATTGCCGAAAAGATCTTAATATCCAATAGATCCTCAATCACTTCTCTTCGATTTGATCCTGACAGTTGCATGAATGGAACAAATGTACTACTACCCAGTATGACGATTTGTGTGAATGACTTATAATTCATCTTCACAACATTTTGTTCTAACCATTTCTGTTGATCATTGGCAGCGGAAGATTGATTCATCATTTGTCCGTTACGATGAATCTCAAACACATTTGGTTTGATGCCTCTACGAATAAACCAATCAACTGAACCGATTTGAAAATCTAATTCAACTACACAGTCTTTTTCATTTGTAGCATTTACAAGTTGTGACTTATTAATTTTACGAAAAGGTTTATTAAACAAAACAAATGTAAGTGCATCTAACATGGTAGATTTACCAGCACCATTCGTTCCGATAATTACAGTATTCGATTTTTTATTAAGGTCTATTTCCGTCCATTGATTTCCAGTGGAAAGCAAGTTACGCCATTTTATCTTTTTGAAACAAATCATTCTTTGGAGGAACCACGATATCGTCTGGTCTAACTATATTATACATGTAATCGTGCAATTCGCAAGCCCTTATTGCAACATAATCATCTACTTCTATCACACCCATCTCTGGAGTATCTTCTTCTGAAGACATTAACTCTGCATATCTATCAGCATCATCCTCTTCCTCAAACAACATAAGAACTTTTTCTCCATCATCATCTTCGATGGAGAAAGCACCTTCATCTTCAAAACCTTTAACCGCTAAGATAAACATTACTCGACCTCACAGGCCTCCTTATAAACATCTTGAAGTATATTGGTGATCGTAAATTTATCCAAATCTACTTCAGACTCCTGTATGTATCTATTTAGCAAAGAGATTGTATCTTCTGATTCTTCTGCTTCAAACTCTTCTCCCTCTGTGAAATCAAAGTTCTCAACAATCTTAAGTTCTGCTAGATTTGATGAATATAATTTATCAATGTACTTTTCAAACTGTTTAGGATCTGATTTTTTACGAACAATTACCTTGACAATCTTTTGATCATACTTGGTAATATCTAGCATTTGATGAGGAGTATCTTCATAATATAGATTATGAAATATCTGATATGGATTATTGACTGGAGTATGTTCTAGAGTATCTGTATCAAAAAGATGGAATCCACGATTACGATCATTCACATCATTCCAATACATTTCATATGGATTGCCTAAGTAAAATACATTTCCTTGATTTGATCTCATGTGATAGTGTCCTGTATAGACTCGATCAAACTTATCAAAAACTTTTGAATCCATACCGTGTTCCATATAGTGACCACGAGTTGCCAT